AGCCTGGCAAGGGCTCGATCTTATGCAAACTGTTGGTCGTGTCATGGCAGAATACGAAAGTTTATCGCCAAGCGTGCGCCCAAGTGAAATACTCGTTGATAGTATTGGTGTTGGCGGGGGTGTTGTAGATAGATTACGTGAATTGGGCGCTCCAGTGCGCGGCGTTAATGTAAGTGAAGCGCCTGCTATGGGTCATACATATATGAATTTACGCAGCGAATTATGGTTTAAGGCAAAGGGTTGGCTAGAAGATAGATCATGCAAACTGCCCAAAGACGACCAATTATTGGCGGAATTAACTGCAATTCGGTATTCTTTTACATCATCGGGCAAAATGAAGGCGGAAAGTAAGGACGAAATGCGTAAAAGAGGCTTAAAATCTCCCGATTTAGCCGATGCTTTGTGTTTAACTATGGCTTCGGACGCAGCTACGGCATTATCAGGCTCAATTTCCACCTGGAAACGGCCAATTAAGCGAAATTTAAAAGGAATTGCATGAAAAAAAATAAATTTGTTCATTTATCTCCGAAAATGAAAAATTTAGTAATGGCTAAGTGGATAAAATACTACGTCAGCAAGGGTTTATCCTTAGAAGATGCACAATATGCAGCCGAATGGCGCTCTGGAAGGTGGAAATTATCAGATAGGATGCGTATGGTTCTGGATAAAGTAGATAAATTGTGATAAAGTGTAAAAAATTAAGCAAAAAAAGGTCAAAATATGGCTCAGAATAACTTTTTAAGTTTCCTTAACTCCCTGGACAGGGGAGCAAACGACAGAAACAGCATAACTGAATTTTTAGCCAATATTTTAACGCCTGGCGACAACATGGAATACGTTGGTGGCCAATTATTAGGTGCGGATGGCAAAAGGCCAGAGAATTTTGGCGAAAAAACCAGTTACGGCACGTTAGGGCAAGCCAATTTTGAGGGAAATGACCGAGTTAAGCGCGGATTATTGTCAAAAATGACTTCTGGCATGTCAGATATGAATAAAATCAACGCAACACCGCCTGGTTATGGAAGCCGAAGGGTAAATATGCGTCCAGATGCGTTAGATATGCTTCCAAATGCGTTAGCAGCAGATGACCCTGTAAATAAAATGGTACCAGGTGAAAATCTTTTCAAGTACGAGCCTGACCCTGTAGATAGCATGGTACCAGGTGAAAATCTTTTTGGATACCAGACTGACCCTGTAGATAACATGGTACCAGGTGAAAACCAATTCCAATACCAGACTGACCCTGTAGGTAACATGGTACCAGGCGAAAACCAATTCCAATACGATCCTGTAGGTAGCGGACGCGGTAACGGGGCTATGGAGCAACAAAGTCGTGAAGCTCAAGCTAAGTTTAACGAGTTTTTACAATTAGTAGAACCAAGCGTAGTAGAAAATGCAATGAGTAACCCAGAGCTTATGGAGGTATTAAGAGATGCATTCTTCAGAACATACCCTAACTTGCTCAAAGGAATCGGCGGATATAACTAATGTCAATTACGACGTATGCAGAATTAAAATCAAATATAACTGATTTTTTAAACAGGGATGATTTAGACACAATATCTCCTACTTTTATATCGCTTGTTGAGGCTGATATGAATAGGAATATACGTCATTGGAAGATGGAAGCGCGGTCAACGGCTGAAATTGATACAAAATATAGCGCAATACCTGCGGATTTACTTGAGCCTATTAGATTTCATGTAACAAGCGGCGATACAAACCCACTTGAGTTGATTTCTCAATCGCAGCTACTATCACGACAAGCTCAAAGTCTAAATACATCAGGAAAACCAAGATATTACGCTTTAACTGCGGGTGAATTACAGGTGCACCCAGCGCCAGATGGCGTTTACGATGCAGAATTATATTATTATCAGAAAATTCCTGCATTATCTGACAGTAATACAACTAATTGGCTTCTGGACGAATACCCAGATGCTTATTTGTATGGAGCTTTGGTACACTCAGCCCCATATTTAAAAGAAGACGCTCGAATTACTACTTGGGCGGCTTTGTATCAAAGCGCTGTTGACGCTATAAACGCTGTCAGCGATCAAACTAAATACGGCGGCTCTGGTCGTCGTCTAAAAATAAGGGCATATTAAAATGAGTTTTTCTAATGAATTTGAAACAAGAGTATTAAACTATGTGTTTACTACATCATCAGTAACAAGGCCGACAACATGGCGTGTTGCATTATATACAGGCGCACCAAGTGATACTGGCGGCGGAACTGAAGTATCTGGTGGTGCATATGCACGTCAGGCTGTAACATTTTCTGTATCTGGTAACACAGCTACTAATTCTGGCGCTGTTGAATACCCCACAGCCACAGCAGGCTATGGAACAGTAACGCACGTTGGTGTATTTGATGCGGCAACAGGCGGCAACTTAATTGCATACGCGGCATTATCTGCGTCTAAAGCTATTGCTACAGGCGACGTATTCCGCATCCCTGCTGGTGATTTAGATATTACTTTAGAGTAAATTAAATGACAGTTTACCGAGGCGGCTACGGCTACAGTCTATATGGCGAACATACATTCGGTTTTGATGGATCAGTCAAAGACGCCTCAATAACAATTTCACCAGCCGCAAGTGTTTCTGTGGCTGGGAATATAACTGCGCGTGGCACAGCAACAGTATCAGCCACATCAAGCGTAGCCACAACGCCAAACAATATTATAGGCGGAAGCGCCACATCTCAATCCACAACTGTAACAGGTGTTGGATTTAATCGCGTGCGTGGCTCAAGCATATCAGTTGCAACTGTCTCTGCTGTTGTCTCTGAAGCGGCAAGAACTAGGAATGTTTCTGCTACAGTATCAGCGACATCTAGCGTTAGTGCCTCATGTATAAGAAAACGTCTGGCATCCGCTACAGTATCAGCATCATCTAGTGTCAGCGCATCTTCATTGAAGATTTTGCAGTCTAGCTCAACAATTCAGCCTGCATTAAGTGTTGCGGCTGTTGGTGAGAAAGAAAGTATAATAAGCGTATTTATGAGCGCTCAATCAGAAGCTAATGCCACTGCAAATAGAGTGCAAAATGCGTCACTTAGCTCTGATTGCTCACTTAGTATGTCTACACAACCAAATGTAGAGTTTAACAATAGCGTTACTATACCAACAATAGTTTCAACAGGCGTTGGCTCTAATCGTGTTCGTGGTTCTGCAATATCTGTTTCAACAGTTTCATCTACTGCATCAGCAGGCAAGCGTGTTCGAGTAGCATCTTCAATAACAGCAACTATTTCTTCTGTAGTTTCAAGCGCTGAATTAATACAGCAAACATCCGCAACATTACCAGCAAATCTTACAGTTGCGCCTTCTGCTGAAAAAATATTATTAAGCACTTCAACAACTTCCGCCAGCTCATCGGCAACTGCATCTGGATTAAAAATACATCAATCTGGCTCTGCTATATCTACAGCTTTAAGCGGTTCAATAAGTTTTATTAGATTTCAAAGCACTGCGGCGAACATCCCATTGCTGTTGTCTACATCAGTAAATGGTGCATTTACATCAGGTACTAGCGTATCTGTAAATTGCGTTTTAAGTTTATTTGCATCTGGGCAGGCTCAAATATCGTCATCCACAACACTTAGCATTACATCTGCATTTACAGCCAGTGCAATTGAGAAATGGGAAGACTTACCAGACGCAACAGAAACATGGCAGACAGTACCAAAAGTAACAGAAATATGGACAGCCGCATGATGTTGCAATTAAAGCATTTTTGTGGCAGTATGCAGACAGCGCCTAACTTGCGTCTTTCACATACATCGATGAATGATATTAGGCCGAAAGGCCAACTATAGGAGTTTAACATGGCAGATACTACAACAACCACATATGGTTTGGTAAAACCAGAAGTCGGTGCGTCCGAGGATACTTGGGGTACAAAAATAAATACCAACCTAGATAACGTCGATAATCTGTTAGATGGTACGACGCCTGTTACTGGTATTGATATAAACTCTGGCTCAATCGATGGAACGCCAATTGGTGCGAACTCTGCGTCTACAGGTGCATTTACTAATATTACAGCAAGTGGAACAGTTGATGGTCGTGATGTTGCGGCGGATGGCACTAAGTTAGATGGCATTGAAGCCAACGCTAAAAATGACCAAACAATTACTGCTGGCTCTGGTTTGTCAGGTGGTGGTACTGGCGATGTAACACTAAGTCACAGCGATACAAGCAGTGTTAGTAACGCCAATAATAGCGGCAATACATTTATCCAAGATATTAACTTTGACACATATGGACACGTTACATCTGTAGGCACTGGAACTGTGTCAGTTGGTAATGGTACACTAACAGTACAAGGTACTGGGGCTTTAGGTGGCTCTGGAACTTTTACAGCCAACCAAAGTGGCAACACTACAGTTAGCATAAGCCATGATGATACATCTTCTCAAGGCTCTTCAAATAACTCTGGCAGAACATATATCCAAGATATTACACTTGATACATATGGACACGTCACTGGCTTGGCTACTGCTACAGAAACAGTTGTGAATACAGATACTAATACCAATCTAACGCACACAGGCGAAGTTACAGGCTCTACATCTTTAACCATAGCCAACAATGTAGTTGATGAAGCTAATCTTAAAGTATCGAATAGCCCCACTAATGGTTACGTCTTATCAGCACAGTCAGGGAATACAGGTGGTTTAACTTGGGCTGAAGTATCTGGCGGTGGTATTACCCATTTAGGAACTTTAACCCCTACGGCAAGTGCAACAAGTCTAACTCTTTCTAATTTAGACCTTACGGGATATAAGCAACTGTATATAAACTTCGATTTCATAAATATGAGTGGTAATGAATACTTTGTACTCAACGTACCTTCAAGTATTACTAACGTAAATACTTGGCAACAATTTGCGATTGGAAGATTAGCAACAGGCGGCGGCGTTGGCACTTATGGTAGTTGCTGGATGGTTATTTGTGATTTACTTACAGGGGTAGCATATACTCAACAACCCCAAGCATTTTCACACGTTTTTGCAAGCGGTATTTACAACATCGCGGGGTCTTACGAACATAACTTTCAGGGTGGTAATCCAAATCCAAATGTTACAACATCAACAACCTCAATAGAGATAAAATGTAGATCAGGCCGCAATTTCTTTGCGGGTAATAATGACCCTTCTGGCAGTACCAGAGGAATAGATTTGTATGGAGTAGCATGATGCACATAATAAAAAATGCCATAACTGGCGAAATAACTGAAGTACCTCTCACAGATGAAGAAATTTCTACTGGAGCTTTAGAAAGAATTAAAGGTGAAAGAGAAGAAAGAGATAGAATACTTGTTAGAGAAGTAGACCCTATTGTGTCCAATGCTTTACGTTGGAATGACATGACAGATGCCAAGCGAACAGAATGGACTAATTATCGACAAGCATTGTTAGATGTGCCAGCACAAGCTGGCTATCCAGATAGTATTACATGGCCTACTAAACCAGAATAAAGGTATATTGTTAATAAGCATAAAAATATGTTATAGTCACAGTAACTTAGACCAATGAGGTAAACATGCCACTAATACCATTAGACATCCCTGCTGGCATTTACCGAAATGGTACTGAACTACAAGCATCTGGGCGATGGCGTGACGCCAACTTAATTCGTTGGGTTGATGGCACAATGCGCCCGATGGGTGGCTGGCGGACTAGATCAGACACGGCGGCTAATGCTAAAATTCGTGGTTTGATTACTTGGATTGCTAACGATCAAGATCGTTACATTGTTGGTGGTACATACAATAAACTTTATACTTGGACATCTCAAGGTGTTCGTCACGATATAACGCCAACTGGTTTAGTAAGTGGTCGTGAAGATGCTGTAGCATTTACAGGGTATGGTGGCAGTTACTTTGGGCAATATGCTTATGGCGTGGCTCGCCCAGATACAGCGCGAATACAGCCTGCAACAACTTGGTCGCTAGATACTTGGGGTGAATACCTTGTTGCGTGCAATGAAGACGATGGAAAAATTTATGAGTGGCAAATAAATAATTCTACACCAGCCGCAGTATTATCAAATGCACCAACAAGTAATGAAGGTATTGTCGTAACTGAAGAAAGATTTTTGTTTGCATTAGGTGCAGGCGGAAATCAACGTAAGGTGCAATGGTGTGACAGGGAAGATAGCTCCACATGGACGCCAGCCGCAACAAATGAAGCTGGTGATTTAGAAC